CTTACCCCTCATGATTGAGGGGCAGGGGAGTTGAAGTGTCGAAGACACTTTTTTATTCAGCAAATCGAAAGGAGGAAATCTATGAATAAAACCAAAGCCGATGAAATATTGAGAACCCGTGAATACACGCTTATACTTCTGAAAATAGATGATGTGCATTTGGGATATGCAGTGTATCAAAGCACGAGCCGGAATCGTCAGGTTATATTAGAATGGTACGATAGCGAAGGTTCTGTCCGCGCCGAAACTCTTTCTACAATAACTGACATGTATGGATGTATGTTTCATAAACCAGTATATTTACCGGTTTTAGAAATGAAAGCATTTATATCAAAAATAGAACAATTCGGAAAGGGAGATTACGATGAAATCTAAAGCTTTTATCCAGAGAAATTCTGCAACCGTATTGGCTATCGCTGGAGCAGTAGGTGTAGTGGCGACTGTGATTACAACAACCAGAGCAGCACCGAAAGCTCTTAGATTACTCAAAGAGGCTGAAGAACTTGAAAAACATGAACTTACAATTTGGCAGAAAATGCAGGTAGCCATTCCGGTTTATATTCCAGTAATCTTAACCGGATCAGCTACAATATTCTGTATTCTGAGTTCAAACATCCTTAACAAAGCATCTCAAGCGTCACTGATGAGCGCGTATGCAGTATTGGATCAGTCATTCAAAGATTACAAGAGAAAACTTAAAGAATTATATGGAGAAGAAACACATGAACGTGTAATGGAATCCTTAGCAATCGAACAAGTAGATGCCCCGAGGATTACTGCGGTTTGTATGTGCGATGTTATTGATTTATCTGGTGATCCGTCATTATGCGGTCCAGAGCTATTGTTCTACGATGCGTTATCAAAAAGATTCTTTAATTCAACACTGGAATCTGTCTTATCCGCTGAATACCATACGAATAGAAATTATATTTTAGCCGGGTATCAAGTGGTTAACGAATGGTATGATTTCTTGGGGTTGATGCATGTAGAAAATGGAAACGACATGGGGTGGGTTCCCATGGACGAGGGAGAGTTCTGGATTGATTTTAATCATAAAAAGGCAAGTCTGGAAGACGGAACACCATTCTGGATTATTGAAATTATGCAGACTCCATATCCAGATATCAACATGCTGTGATTCGCAAAAATTTCAAATACCTTAATGAAAGGAGGATGCAGATACCATGAAGAAAACAGATTGGAGTAAATTTGCTATTGTAGCGATTAATGCACTCGCAGCGATTGTAATTGGTGTGATTTCAGAGAATCGTGCAGAGAAGCAGATTGACGAAAAAGTGGAAGAGTATCTTGCTCAGAAAGAACAGGAGGAGGCTTAGGTCTCTTCCTTTTATATTTTTCAAGGAGGAAAAACAAAATGACAATGGCTGAGTTCGACAAATTAAAAATTGGAGACGAAATCGTATTAAATGGACATTGTAAAAGGAATGCAGGTGTCCATTGTACGGTCATAAGTATCGATGGGTTCAACAGAACCGTTGATATTCAAACCGTTAATAACGAACCGATTTATATTTCGTGTGGCAACAAAACAGGTATTAAGACGATTTGGAACACTTTTAGTTATCAATCAATAAATTTAGCGTAGAAAGGAACTGATAACATGACAAATTTTATTGGTAACATTAAAACAGGGATTAGTAAAAACAGCCCAGCACTTCTTACGGCGGTAGGAATAGGGCTTGGAATTGGGGCTACTATATCTGCGGTAACGGCAACTCCAAAAGCTTTGAGACTGATTGATGAAGCGGCTGAGATTGCTGAGGAAAATGAACAGGGATTCACCAAAAAAGATATTTTTATGGCTGCATGGAAACCGTACATACCATCATTTATTTTAGGTGGATTATCTATCACTTGCCTGATCGGTGCAAATTCAATCAATCTCAGACAGAAAGCAGCTCTGGCTACGGCTTGTAATTTGTCAAAAGAAGCTTTATTCGACTATCGACGCAGAGTTGTTGAGGAGATTGGCGAGGAAAAAGAGCGCGTGATCAATCAGAAAGCTAAAGAAGATAAAGCAAAACGGGTTGTCAAAAAAGAACCGGCTACTAAAACGATTGTTATTGGGAATGGAGATTATAAATGTATTGATGTTATTTCGAACTATCCATTCTCATCAAACAAAAACAAAATTGAAGCTGCAATTAACAAACTCAACCGTACAATGACATATGACATGTACGTCTCTTTATCAGATTTATATGATGAGTTAGGTATTCCTCACACAAAGATCAGTGACGAACTTGGATGGAATCTGGATGAGGGATTGATCGAGGTGTCGTTTGATTCCATTGTCGGTGAAGATGGAACGCCTAGTCTGGTTATGGATTATACCGTAGCCCCGAGATATGATTTCTCAAAACTTATGTAAACGCGAAAATTTCAACGTCTTTAATGACAGAATATAAAAATTATTATAAAGGAGGACATAACAATGTCAGATGAAAACAAAAAAGTAGTAGAAATGGAAACTGTAGAGGATGTAGAAGTAACTGAAGTTGCTGAAAGCAAACTTGATAAAGCAAAAGCAGGATTCAAGAAACACGGTAAAACTATCGGTATGGTAGTTGCTGGTGTAACTCTTGGAATTCTTGGATATGCTTTAGGTTCAAGAAAATCAAATGGAGGCAACTACGATTACGACGAAAATGTAGTTGACAGCTACTGCACTGTGGAAGATGTTGACGAGAGTCCAGTAGAATAATTATATTCTAGGCTGAGGGGCATACCTGTAACAAGGTATGTCTCTTTTTATTTTGGAGGTAACGTATGGCGGTATATAGATATGATGGACCGGTGATGGAGTTCGATAAGTGTATTTCAAATAGATGGCAGGGGGAAACAACCGCGTCTTCTGAGAAAAAGGCACGTAGCAATCTGGCGTATCAGTTTAAGAAATGGGCGAAGCGTACAGCCGATTCAAGAATCACATTACCAGGGAAATTGACAATTATGGAAGCGTGAAAGGAGCGTAAGTATGGATATCAATAATCTTCCAGCAAATTCTCACAGATCAAAAGAGGAGAAAGGGGAAAAAGAAAAGAAAAAAGTTGAAAAAGTTGTAACCGGTAAGGTTAAAACCAGAAAGAAAACCAAAGCTTCTAAATTTACTGATGCATTCGTATCTGAGAATTCTGGTGGCGTAATGGAGCATACAGTTATGGATATTTTGGTTCCAGCTATTAAAAATACTGTTCTGGATATAGTTTGGGACGGAATTAATATCATGTTCTTTGGTGATACAAAACCGAAAGGAAATCGTGGAGGCAACAATAGACCAAATTCAAGCTACGTTTCGTATAGATCATATTCGGATAATTCCAGAAGAGATGATCGCAGTTACACAAGAAGATCAGTGTATGAATTTGATGATATTTTACTTGAGAGTCGTGGAGAGGCAGAGGACGTATTAGACAGTCTTGATGCTATAATCGACGATTATGGTTCAGCTACAGTTGCAGATTTATACGAGCTTGTAGGAATCACCGGTAATTACACAGATAATAACTACGGATGGAAAAATCTTCGTAATGCAGATATTATTCGTGTTCATGGCGGAGATTACATGATTCGTTTCCCGAAAGTGGTACCAATTAAATAATTTATATACAAATCGAAAGGAGAAATTAGTATGAACAGAAAAGAGATTTTAAACAAGGCAGAAAGCATCGTTAACGGAGAGCGTGAAGGCGCATATGGCAAACCGGAGGATAGCTTTGATCGTATTGCTCAGTTATGGAGCGTGTATCTGAACCATGATATTTCATCTGTTGATGTGGCAAACATGATGGTATTGCTCAAGGTAGCTCGTAATGCGGGAGGAGTGTATAAGGACGATAACTGGATTGATATTTGTGGCTATGCAGCTCTCGGTGGAGAAATTCAGAGCAAATTTGATTACGACGGTTTCGGACAGTTTATGAATAAACCTGTTGAAGGAACAGATGAAAATATCCTTGGCGAAGCAGGTGCAGCTGGTGACCCAAAAGGTGATGATATTCCGTATCCAGTAAACGTTATGGCGTTTGATAACCCAGTAGAGGCTGCTATCGCTCTTAATGGAATAAAACAAATTATCAAGCGCTATGGCTCATGCTCGATCAATGAATATTATTATATTTGTGGCGAATCTGGCTGGCGCGGATATATGGAAGAAAAATATGGATGGAATGATCTGCATAAATTATTATCTGGATATGGTATTGGACTTTCTGCATCTGGCAAATGGGTTCTTAAAATGCCACCAGCAGTAAAATTAGATAGGGGAGAGAACAAATAATGAATATTAAAAGAGCAGGTAAAAACATCGTGGTTGAAACCGAAAAGCCGATGACATATAGAATTGGTTTCAATGACGGCGATGAAACGGAATTGAATGTCAGCAATATGTCTGAATTAGAAGAATTGTGGTTATCACTTTGTCCGGAGTTTGGCTGTGCGCCAGATAGCGTAGATTATGTGCACAAAGTAGGTTATGAGGAGGCAGAATAAAATGAAAGCTAATATTATGAATAAAATGACAAGATCGCTTGGAAAAGTAAAACTGAAAACTATGAAATACAGCCCGGAGATTCTTTTGGTCTCCGGTATTGTTTTGGGTGTGACAGGAGCTGTAATGGCTTGCAAAGCATCTACGAAACTGAACGACATTATGGAATCTCATAAGGACGACATTGCAGCTGTAAACGATGCTGAAGAGCACCCAGACAATCTTCCCGAAGAGTATACTCCAGCTGACGCGAAGAAAGACCGTATGATCATTCGTGCGCAGACAATGGTTAAACTTATCAAATTGTATGGACCAGCAGTAGCAATGGGTACATTATCTGTAATGTCAATTCTGGCATCTCACAATATTATCAGAAAGAGAAATCTTGGACTCGCTGCAGCATACGCGTCTGTAGATAAAGCGTTCAAGGATTATCGTAAACGTGTGGTTGACAAATTCGGTAAAGATCTGGATCAGGAGCTTCGATTTGATACTCATGCGGAGGTTGTAAAAGAAAAAATCAAAGACGAAGATGGTAAAGAGAAGACTGTAAAGTCTACATACAACGTATACGATCCGGAACGATTCAGCGGATATGCAAGAGTATACGCCGAGGGTTGTAATGGTTGGACCAAAGACCCAAGCCACAATATGTGGGTTCTTAAAAGCATCCAGTCTCAGTTAAATGATCAGCTGAAACGAGATGGTTTCTTATTCCTGAATGATGCATATGAGGCTCTTGGTTTCCCTCGTACAGCAGAAGGACAGGTAGTCGGATGGCTTTATTGCGATGATAATGCTGTTGGCGATAATTTCGTTGACTTTGGTATTTTTGATGATATGTACAAAGCCAAAGAGAATTTCATCAATGGTTATGAACGCAACATCATTCTTGATTTCAATGTAGACGGACCGATTGTAAATATGATGTGAATGGCAGGTCTGAATACCACAGTATCGGGAAATAAGTATAGAGATCTCATCGATCGAAAGTAAAAATGTTTTTATCAAAGGAGGATCCATAGTATGACTGGAAGAGAATTGATTATTTATATTTTAGAAAACAATCTGGAAAATGAGGAAATATTCAGTGGCGATACGGTTAATTTACCGGGTTTACTTACGCTTGAGGAGGCGGCAGTAAAAATGAACACTGGTGTTTCCACAGTCCGAACCTTATATACACTCGGCAAGATTGAAGGTTGTCAGATTGGCGGACAAATTTATATTTGTGATAAGAGAGCGAGTAAAGTATGATATTACGAAAAATAAGGGCTTTTGCCATGGTTACTCTACTGAGTTTATCTATTTGTAGGCCGATTAATGCATCGGCAACTACAGCAGGAATATCGTTGGTAACTATCCAACTCTTAAAGCCTACATACATTGGATATACTACTGCATCTGTTAACGTTCGGCTATCTCCATCTACAGATTCTGAAATTCTTGATACTTATATTTTCAACACGCAAATTGAATATTCTGATTATGACGACGAATGGGTATCTATTAATCACGATGGTCAAACTGGATATCTATATAAAAGCTACATTTCAAAGCAGTCCTGTGCATATATTGATTATGATGCTCCGGAGACGTCCGGGTACAAATCATTCATGGATTACAATATGATCACAGACCGTAGTTCAGCTCAGTATATACTGCAGAATACTGAAGCTTACACAGGAAAATTTGGTATTCGACAAGTCGATGGACGATATTGTGTCGCCATTGGTTCGTATTTTACATCGGAAATTGGAACCTGGTTTGACTTGGTATTAATGAACGGGACAGTCATTCCATGTATCCTCGCCGATCAAAAAGATGACAATGATACCGATAGTGCTAACATTGTTACAAAACATAATGGTTGTATGTCTGAATTTGTAATAGACTGGGATAATTTGAACCGATCTGCAATGCGTGATGGAGATATTTCGAGTTGCACTGAATCTTGGAATAGCCCTGTCGATTACGTAAGGGTGTACGAAAAGGAGGATTAAATCGATGAGAAAATATACATTTGTATTTGTCACTTTAGCAAGCATATTCTTCATGGGAGGAATCGCCATATTACAAAGGGGTTGAACGGTATGGATAAAATCGAAAGGATGCTATACATGTTGCAAATGTCACTGAGCACAAGTAAGAAGCGACATATTACAGGCGGTGTATTTTTGAGTCTATCGTTATTTTTCGGTGGCCTCGCAATAACTGCTATAACATTGAAACCCGACGATAAAGAGGACGACGTAACAACACTATATAAGGAGTATGAAGAAGATGAATACATGTAAAAATTTATTGATATTTTTAGCAGGCGCAGCACTTGGAACAATTGTTACCGAACGAGTATTAAAAACAAAATATGAACAGATTGCAGAGGAAGAGATTGCATCTGTAAAAGAAGTTTATGCAAAGAAAATGAAAAAGCTGGAAGAGCCAACCGAAGGCGATACAGAACCAGAACCGACAAAAGAAGAGGTTAATCAGTATCGCGAAATGGCATCCAACTATACTAACTATTCAAAAATAAAAAAGGAGGATGAAAAAGAAGTGGTAGAAGTTTATACACCACAGGTGATTTCGCCTGATGAATTTGACACTAATGATTTCAAAACACAGACATTAACATTATACGCCGACGGCGTTCTGGCGGATGAATACGATAATGTGATCACAAATGTTGATGAGATTGTCGGTGAGGAATCATTAGATCATTTCGGTGAATACGAAGAAGATACAGTATATGTCAGAAATGAGGAGCTTGAAACAGACTTCGAGATTCTCAAGGATGACTCCAACTATAGAGATATGTTTTAAACAGGAGGTAGCCTATGGATATTAACGACGAATATTATAAATGGTTACGTTCTATCGTCGATAAGCATATACGCGATATTTCATATGGCTACCTATTGGATGCGTTATATCACAGAGAGTATGATCCAGCACTTCCAATGGATAGTAATAGAGCCGGTGACGGATTAGGGCTTCGTTACCGGTTTTCTGATTTGAAAAGATATCGCTATGAGGATGTCGAAGCTGCATTGCCAGAGACATGTTCAATGCTTGAAATGATGATTGCACTGGCCTTACGCTGTGAAGAAACCATCATGGATAATCCACAAAAGGGAAACCGGACAAAACAATGGTTTTGGCAAATGGTAGCAAGTCTTGGATTATCTTCTATGACAGATGATAATTACGATCGTAGATATGTTCGACTCATACTGAATCAATTTATGAGGAACGATTACGAGCCAGATGGTCATGGCGGTTTGTTTACAATCCATGGAAGTAAGGACGACTTGCGTAACGTTGAGATCTGGGTACAGCTTTTATGGTACCTAGATACAATTTCATGAGAGGAGATAAATTGATGTAATATGGATTTTTTTAAAATCGCAACCCGAACCAAAAAACAGGGTGTGGTTGAAATATATCCCAAATTTATCATTAATAATCGAAGCACAGATTTAATGATTCGCGGCGGAGATTTTTATGCTATTTGGGATGAAGAGAAGCATTTGTGGTCCACAGATGAACAAGAAGTTGTCAGGATTGTAGACCGTGAGATCAAAAAATTTGTTGCTGAGTACAGAGAGAAGACAACTGATTCTCTTATCCCGTTATATATGTGGGATTCTGATTCTGGTTCGATCGACTCGTGGCACAAGTATTGTCAAAAGCAGCTTAGAGATAATTTTCATCCACTTGACGAAACATTGATATTCTCTAATGTGGAAACGACCAAGGAAGATTACGCAAGTAAAAAACTCAATTACCCACTGGAACCTACAAATATAGATGCATACGAGAAACTTATCTCTACTTTATATTCTGAAGGCGAGCGGCACAAGATTGAGTGGGTTATTGGGGCTATCGTTACCGGAGCTTCTAAGACATTACAGAAGTTCATGGTGTTTTATGGAGCTGCGGGTAGCGGTAAATCAACAATCATAAATATTATCCAAATGTTATTTGAGGGTTACTATTCGGTGTTTGATGCGAAAGCATTGGGCTCTGCTAGTAACTCTTTTGCTTTGGAAGCTTTTAAAACTAACCCACTTGTGGCTATCCAACATGATGGTGACCTGTCAAAGATTGAGGATAATACAAGATTGAATAGCTTGGTTTCGCATGAACTTATGACCGTAAATGAGAAATTTAAGTCTACATATTCAAATAAGTTCAATGCATTTTTGCTTATGGGTACGAACAGACCAGTAAAGATTACAGATGGCAAATCTGGTCTTATTCGAAGATTGATTGATGTTACTCCATCTGGTAATAAACTGGGCGTTAAAGAATACATGAAAGCCATGCGAGAGATACCGTTTGAACTTGGTGGTATCGCGTGCCATTGCAGAGATGTATATTTAGAAGATCCGGGTGCGTATGATACTTACGTTCCGATTGCAATGTTAGGAGCTTCCAATGATTTCTACAACTATGTAATTGACTCATATCATGTGTTTAAACGAGAAGATGGAACATCTCTTAGATCTGCTTGGGAAAGATACAAGACATATTGCGAAGAAGCTAAAGTACCGTTTCCGTTGTCGCAGAGGAACTTCAAAGAGGAATTAAAGAATTATTTCTGGGATTTTGACAGCACTTTTGATACTGACGGTGACGGGGATGGTAAAACATTTGGATATTTTAAAGGCTTTAAAACAGAGATATTCAGCAGCCACACAAAGAAGAAAAAAGAGGAGGATAAGAAAGATGAATCAGAGCCAAAATCCACCATATATTTTCGGAGTGGACTTAAATCGCAGTTCGATGAGCATGGAAGAATATATCCAGCGCAGTATGCCGGAACCATGGGAACCCCACAAAAACCATGGAGCGAAGTCCGTACAACACTCGAATCTATTGATACATCGAGACTTCATTATGTCAAGGTTCCTGCGAATCACATAGTAATCGATTTTGATATTAAAGGTGAAGATGGACAGAAATCATTTGAGAAGAATTTGGAGGAAGCTTCCAAATGGCCAGCTACATATGCGGAATTAAGCAAGAGTGGTGCTGGAATCCATCTTCATTATATTTATACAGGTGATCCAGAACGGCTAAGCCGAGTATTTGCGCCAGATATTGAGATTAAGGTCTTCACTGGAAACAGTTCTCTTAGACGAAAACTCACAAAGTGCAATGATCTCCCAATAGCGACAATCAGTTCTGGATTGCCTATTAAGGAGGAAAAAGTGCTAAGAACAGACGTTATACCAACCGAAAAAGGGTTGAGAACCACTATAGAAAAGTGTTTGCGGAAAGAGATTCATCCCGGCACAAAACCAAACATGGATTTTATCAAGAAAGTTCTGGACGACGCATATGAGAGCGGTATTTCCTATGATGTGTCTGACATGAGCAATGAAATTGTAGGTTTTGCCATGCATAGCACCAATCATGCTCAATATTGTCTTGGACTTGCCAGCAATCTGCATTACAAGTCGGAGAATGCCAGCGAAAGTGTAGATGAGGGCGATAAAAAAATTGTATTCTTTGATGTTGAGGTATTTCCGAACTTATTTCTTGTAAACTGGAAGTTTCAAGGCAAAGAAAATCCAGTAATAAGAATGATAAATCCATCGCCAGAAGACATTGAAGGTCTTATTCAGCATAGATTAATTGGGTTTAATAACCGCAAATACGATAATCATATGCTTTATGCGAGATTGATGGGCTATGATAACATGCAGCTGTATAAATTATCCCAGAAGATTATTATGCAGCATGAAGGATTTTTTAGAGAGGCGTATAATCTTTCGTATACTGATATTTATGATTTTGCATCGGCTGGGAATAAGATGTCTTTAAAGAAGTGGGAAATCAAACTTGGCATTCATCATTTAGAACTTGGGCTACCGTGGGATCAACCTGTGCCGGAAGAAAAATGGAAGACTGTTGCCGAATATTGTGACAATGATGTCATTTCTACCGAAGCTGTATTTGATGCACTTCAAAGCGATTTCACAGCTAGAGAGATTCTGGCAGACTTAGCCGGTATGACATTGAACGATACCACAAATACTCTGACTACCAGAATTATATTTGGCAACAATAAAAATCCTCAGGGAGAATTTCATTACCGAGATTTATCCAAGCCGGTTATGGAATTGGATCCTGAAACAATTGATTTTCTTAAAGAATCTTGTCCAGAAATGATGGCTCAGCGGCATGGCGAAGCTCAGAGTTTACTCCCATATTTTCCAGGATACAAGTTTGACCAATTTGCAAAAGGCAAAGCGAAGTCTATATATCGTGGAGAAGAAGTAGGTGAAGGCGGATTTGCTGAGGGATTACCAGGCATGTATGGTAATGTCGCTTTGCTGGATATTGCTTCAATGCATCCATCAACAACTATTGCTGAGTGTCTGTTCGGCGTTCGTTATACAAGAGCGTATCGTGATATTGTATGGGGACGTGTATCTATTAAGCATAAGGCATGGGATGAGGTTAACAACATGCTGGACGGTAAACTTACCAAACATATTCAGAGAGTAATTGATGGGGAGATGACAGCTAAGGAATTAGCAAATGCATTGAAGACAGCTATTAATTCTGTATATGGTCTTACTTCTGCTGGCTTTGATAATGCATTCCGCGACAAACGTAACATTGATAATATTGTTGCAAAACGTGGCGCATTATTCATGCTCGATCTTCGTTATGAGGTTCGTAAACGTGGATTTACTGTCGCTCATATTAAGACGGATTCCATCAAGATTCCAGATGCAACACCTGAGATCATTCAGTTTGTTATGGACTTCGGTAAGAAATATGGTTATACATTTGAGCATGAGGCGACCTATGACAGAATGTGCCTGGTAAATGATGCAGTTTATATTGCCAAATACAAGGATCCAGAAGAATGTAAAGCTTTGTATGGTTATATTCCTGGTGATAACGCTGATCATGGTGGAGAATGGACTGCAACTGGTAAACAATTTGCAGTACCATATATTTTCAAAAAATGCTTTAGCCATGAACCAGTAGAATTTGAAGATTTGTGCGAAACATTCTCAACGACCAAGGGCGATTTATATTTGGATATGAATGAAGATTTACCGGATGTATCGGCCGAAGAAAAAAGATTGTCAAAGCTTGAGGAGATGTATAGGAAGGGTAAGATTGCTGATACGGACTTCGAGCGTGAGACATCAGAACTTCGACCAGAGATCGATAAAGGTCACTCATTGATATTTGTCGGACGGGTCGGACAGTTTACGCCTATCAAGTCTGGATGTAAAGGCGGTATTCTTTATCGTGTGAACGAGGGTAAGCGATATGCTGCTCCAGGATCGACTGGATATCGTTGGTTAGAATCGGAGCAGGTAAGAGATATGCATTTGGAAGATAATGTGGATTATCGGTTCTATGATAAATTGCTGAATGATGCTGTAGACACTATCTCTAAATACGGAGATTATGAGTGGTTTGTGTCGGATGATCCATATATTCCAGACCCATCATTTATGAGAGTACCAGAACCGGAAGTGGAAGAGCTCCCATGGGCTATGTGAATAACAGCATATTAATAGGAAGGAAGTGATTAATTTGACTCGTAAAATTTGGAAAGTTATGTGCATGTCCGCAGTATTGTATATTACTACAAAAATTTGTGATTCGGCCATGATTTGTACTGGCATGAAGTATGGCGTAATCACAAAGAAAGAGAAAGACGCGTAGAAATCAACTCCTTTAATGACTAAGAATAAAAGGAGGGTTTATATTATGTTAACTTATTTGAAGATTGGGATTATGACAGACCTTATTTGTATGGTTATGTTTTTAGGACTCATATTGTGGCTAAGAGTCAAAAATGGAAAAGAAAACACAAAAGAATTTCTTGATTTTTTTGACGTTAAAATAGTTGCATTGGATTCCCTATTGACCGTATTTATATGGCCGGTTCAGATTCCAGCTAAATTATGGATTGGATATGGTATATTCAAATTGAAACATTAGTTAAATATTAGAGTCTTGGCTTAACGGCTGAGGCTCTTTTATTTTTATAAAAAATTTATCCAAGAAAAGAAAGGAAACTAAGAATTATGGAAATTGGATTTGCAAGAGCTGGAAAATTATTACAGATTGATGACGCACGGATTATTTTTAAGAATTTTTCTGGAGAGGAATCAAAGTTCAACAGAGCAGGAGATCGTAACTTCGCAGTACGCATTGATGATACGGAGTTAGCCGATCAATTAATTGCCGACGGTTGGAATGTTACCGTGAAACCTCCGAAAGAAGAAGGCGATGATCCGTACATGTATATTAAGGTTAAGATCAAATTCAACGATCGTGGTCCGAAAGTATTTTTAAAATCTGGAAAGCATGTACGCAGACTATCTGAGCAGAATGTAGGACTTTTGGACAGCATTGATATTTTAAGAGTCGATTTAGACCTCAGAGCATATGACTGGGAAGTAAATGGTAAAACCGGAAGAACCGCATATCTGGATTCTATCAATGTAGAACAAAATCTTAATCGGTTCGAAGAATATTACGAAAATGAATTCGAGGAGTGCGAGGATTAACTTAAATATTAGAGTCTTGACTTAACCGCTGAGGCTCTTTTATTTTTACAAATCGAAAGGAGAGGATGCCATGACAGATGGTGCAGAAATCAAAGCAGATGTTGGAGCTGTGTACAATTGGTTTTCAGATGGAAGGAGGAAAATCAGAATGACTAAACTGCAGGAATATTTGGAAATGAGGGATCGTCATGTAAAAGATATGAACAATTTTCCAATCGCATTTGCTTTTAACGAAAAACAGTTGAACGAAGCACTTGAGAAGCTTTCTGTCAAATCTATCGATGAATGTTGTACCGTTCATAATTGCGGGGATATTATCCGTAAAAGAGATTTTAAAGCATATAAAGATATGGCAATCAATCACGCGAAAGAACTTAATGAAGCCATGAAAGATCCAGAGTTTGCTAAATCGGCCTTCCGTTACGAAATGGATAACCATGAATATGCCATTAACTGGGATGGGGATTCTGATGTGTTGAATTGTTTTGGCTGGACTCCGGAAACCTTTACAAAGGTTGATATTTCAATTCAGAACGCATATTTATTTGCACGTAATGAGCATATTGAACATTTCCGAAATCTGGGGGTGATTTGATGGTTTTGAAACTTACTAGAGATGAATGTTACACGGACCTAAATCATTTTTACGCAAATGTGGCTTCAAGAATGGGTTTTAGAAATATTGATGAGCTGAGATTTGATTGTCGGGATATTTTGGTGACAACATTTATTAAAAACGTGATTAGTGAGTATTATTTCACCGAGTTTGGAGTATCGATAAATGATATGGCATTTATCTGGGCTTGTTTCGGTCCAAAAACGAATATAACTCAATATGATTTCGAAGAGTTGTATCGGGTTGAGGTTGGAAGAAAATTTATTATTAAGGAGGAATATTAAAATGGATTATACAGAATTTTCCAGAACTGATGGTAAAGTCACTTTAAATGCATTTTTTGGTACCAAGATGAGAAAGCATTTTAGAATCAAAAAAGTTATATTCAACGATCCGGCCACCATTATTTTATGGCATGATGGAACAAAAACAGTTGTGAAAACTCAGAACGGAGAGAAATACGATCCAGAAAAGGGAATGGCTATGGCGATTTCAAAGAAATGTTTTGGTAACGCTTGGGAATATTATAGTATTTTCAAAAAATGGGTGCCTTATGATGCTGTGAAAGCAGAAGAAGAAGAAGATGATGAAACCATTGATATATATGGAGATGGGAGACTCTTGGCGGTAATAACACCTATCAAAAATCCTGGGCCGGTGAAAGATTATTTTGACATGGGTAACGGATGGGTCGGAAAACTGAGTAATGGAAAATACGGAAGAGTTTCTGTGTCATTTGAAGATGATAATGATACGAAATATCAAGATGAAGCTTTTCTGACCATTCGTGCTGGAGATAGAAATGAACTGAATGAGGCATTCAACTCATATGCGAAATGTCACGGCTTACAATACCGACGTATCGTTGTTACTGATATTACCGTTTTAAGAACTAGTGATACGATTTACGATGTGGAGTAAAGTGAATGCCTAAGAAAACTAATACATTTCTACGAGACTATCAAGAGGATGCAGTTAAAAAAATGCACAACGGCTGCATTCTCAATGGTGGTGTCGGATCGGGTAAAAGTAGAACTGGATTATATTATTACTTCAAAGAGCAGGGCGGTAGTTATGACGGTGAAAAGTATGTCCGGATGAAGCATCCTAAAGATCTGTATATTATCACAACTGCAATGAAACGTGATTCACTTGAATGGGAGGGGGAACTGGCGAATTACTGTATATCTACTAATCCGAAAGCTACATTATATAAGAAGCTTCAGGTTACTATTGATAGTTGGAATAATATTAAAAAATACGCAGATATTAAGGACGCATTTTTTATATTCGATGAAGATAAGGTGACTGGCACTGGTGTGTGGGTTAAAACATTTCTAAAGATCGTAAAACATAACGATTGGATTATTCTATCTGCAACTGCCGGAGACACTTGGAGCGATTATATTCCAGTTTTTCTTGCAAATGGTTTTTATAAAAACAGAACTGAATTTGGTAGAGAGCATATCATATATTCCAGATTTACCAAATGGCCTCAGATTGATAGATACATCAACACTGAGCGATTAGTACGATTGAGAAATCGTGTACTTGTAGACATGGATTTCAAGCGTGCAACTGTTCGACACGATGAGGATATTTTTGTTGGTTACGACATTCGTAAGTATAAAGAAGCTATAAAGCTCAGATGGGATCCATTTAAAAACGAACCAATCGAACAAGCAGCCGGTCTTTGCTATGTTCTTAGAAGAATAGTAAGCGAGGATGATTCACGCATTGTTGCTCTTATGGAAATCTTAGAGAGAACTCCTAAAGCTATTATATTTTACAATTTCGATTATGAGCGTGAAATGTTGCTGCATTTATTCTGTGATGATGAATATATAGGGTACGAAATAGCCGAGTGGTCTGGACATGCACATCAAGCTATACCGAAGGCTGACAGATGGATATATTTGGTTCAATACACCGCCGGTTGTGAAGGCTGGAATTGCATAGAGACAGATACAATTATATTTTACTCTCAAAATTACAGCTACAAAGTAATGGAACAGGCTGCAGGTAGAATAGATCGAATGAACACTAAATTCATTGATTTATACTATTACCATTTGAAATCGAGAAGTAGTATTGATATTGCTATATCCAGGGCTATCAGTAGAAAAAAGAAATTTAATGAAGGAAAATTTGTAGGTGATAAATTCAATGACGGTAGCTGAAAAAATTAAGCAGCGTAGATTGCAGATGATCGTTCACTCAGCTATTTATTATATCCTGAACGACAACATTATTTCCGATGCTCAGTGGAGTCAGTGGGCTAATGAATTAAAAGTGCTGCAGGAGAATTATCCGGAGACAGCTGCTGAAGTGGAATACGCTGAATATTTTAAAGATTGGGACGGATCTACAGGTTTTAATTTGCCAATAGACGACGAATGGGCTTTGATAAAAGCTGAACAATTGATGAAGTGGCGAGAGAGGAGTACAAGTAAGAGAAATGATTAAATTAGAAAATGTAGTTCTGGCGAGTCCAGAGCAGATGGAATTTATTATTGAGGGTATGCGAAATTCTATGAACTTATGGGAGAAGAGTGATAGTCATATCTGTAGACAAGATGGATCATTTTGTATGGAATGCAGACATAAAAACAACTACTGTCTAAGCCAAAATGACCACTCTCTCATGCAGCGTTTGTCAGATGCAGGTACAGAACATCGGAAATATATGCAAATGATGCCGGTATATGTGAGAATTACTGCACCTCTATATTGGTGGAAAGAATTTGATACATATAAGGTCGGTACTGTTGCGAACTCTTGCAGTACAATGCATAAGATTGCTGAGAAAGAGTTTACGTTGGAGGATTTTTCGACTGAACATCTGTCAAAAGTATCTCTTGAATATTTGAAGTCGTCGATTAATCATTTAAATTTTATCCGTGAAATCTACAGCATCGATAAAACTAATAAAGGAGCATGGTGGCAGATGATTCAGCTTCTTCCGAGCAGCTATAACCAGACTCATAATGTCATGATGAATTATGAGGTGCTGGCGAATATTCATAAGTCTCGTAAGAATCACAAGCTAGATGAGTGGCGAGAGTTCTGTAAGTGGATTGAGACGCTTCCGTATAGCGAATTAATCACTGGAGATGTCACGAATTAAACACACCCTATAATGAAAGGAGTGTGAATAGCATGACACAATATGGTTATGATTTTTCTATGGCTTTGTATGCAAAATTAAAAGAGAGGATATACGGACACATCTATGTGAAAGTAACTGATGATGACGAACTTTATATCCAAATCACAAGAAGAGATGGTTTGGATTTTGAGGTTTATATCAACAGATTTAGCGAAAAGATGTTGAACGGGTATACGACAGATTATGCGACATACGAAGTTATAGAAAAACTTAAGAAATATGTGATGAATTCATATTTTAAGTGATTAAAAAAGACTCAGTGTAGATTGCATTGGGTCTTTTATTTTTTTGGAGGTGATACCGTTGAATGATGGATTCGTTGCATTTTTAATTTTGGCGATCATCATAATGCTGGTTGTATGTTGGAAAGGAGAGTGATATTTTGGAGTGCGAATACAAAGAGGTTGATTTTTTCAAATACTGTAACTTATGTAAACACAAGGATAAAAAAGATGTTGAGGATCCATGCAATGATTGTCTTGCTGAGCCTTGTAATTTACATTCACGAAAACCAGTAAATTTTGAGGAGAAAAAGGAGAGGTGACGATGTGCGAAGTAAAACCATTAAGCGCGGTTTCTTGTGAGGATGATCAATTGACTGTGGATAACTTACGGCAATTATTAGAAATTATATCTAAAGCTGGATATGGTAATATGATGCTATATTTAGGTGAAAGCACGCCGCTTATGCGTAGTAGTATCAGTATTTATTACCCAGAAAACAAATTATTGATTCGTAATGGATATTATGATAAAGCGATTACCGGTGCGGCAGATAAAATGAAGAGTAGTATTGTTAATGCGATTAATGAATATATTTCAGATTGTCGTAATGCTGGTATCTTGAAAGATGAAAGTGAGGGAGTAAATATATGGAATATAGACTAGGCTGTTACAACGTAAATGGAAACATGGAGCGACTACGCACCATTGTCGGAGATGATAAAGAGGCAAAAGAGAAAGCAAGACGTGTGTACAATCTCCTGAAGGAAACATATAAGTGTACAATCTGGGTTCAGAAATGTGAATATGTAATACCAGAAGAAGAGTTCAAATAAAAGAAAGTGAGGTAAAATCTAATGATACTACTAAAGATAGCACTGATAATGCTGTTGATTGATATTGTAAATGTAGTGATAGCGAAAGCATATGGACGAAGCATGAACTTGGCAAATAAGTGGCGATTCATGGCTAAAAACTACACCACATTCGAGAAATGGTATCTCGGAATATCCGGGGGTTTCCGGTTGGCCACGTTCATAATGTGCGGGGTAGCAATCGTGCGATTAATATTTATATTTTTATAAGAATATTTGGCTCAGCTTAATCGCCGGGCCTTTATTTTATAGCAAATCGAAAGGAGAGAATATCTTATGGCTGGATATGAAATTCTGATAATTGCTTTATCGGCTATGGCTATTGCTGAATTTATTGTGTTCGGATTTATCGTTAGTGTGATGCGAAAAACTTATAGCGAGCTTGAGGATAGATATCATAGCATAATGATCGGCAATAGACGTTTGCGCGATGCACTTTGCGACGATGCTGATGTAATAGTAGCTAAAGAAAACATAATTAATGAGCTACTCAATAAATTGACAAAACAGGAGGATGAAGAAAATGCCAACACATGACAGATACGAACAGGATATTTTGAGAGCATTGAAAGGAATTGACAGCAGTTTGAAGAAAATTGCCGATACTTTGGTTCCGAAGAACGAGAAGAAAACAATCGATAAGGTATATTATGAAATACCTTGTCGTTATTGTGGTGCTGATATCAAATTTGACAAATTTTACCCTTTTGTGGATCCAGAATCATATACTTTGCATATTACGTGCCCCAAATGTAATCGGGTGAATCAATTGCCTGAGCACTGGCAGGAGGTGTATAAAGTAAATGAACAAGACGACTAAGATCAACATTCTGGCATATGCTTCAGAGCCAGATAAGAATACTAAATACGAAGGAGACTATATCAACTATCAAGGCAAAAGATATTTTGTGTCTCTTGCAGAGGAGCGTGTGGAATTTGTGGGGTTGGCTCGGGAGGAATAGAGAAATGGCAGAATTCTTAATAATTGAAGCAGCAAACAAATACACTCCATCTTCCAAAGATGGTGAAGTATTAATTCATCCGTGGGATATTGAAAATTTATCACAAAAGTTGCCAGTGGTCACTAACGAAGATTATAAACACGCTTTGGACGTTATTATAAAATACTATTGCGATCGAAAAATATCTAGCGTGTTAATAGATATTGAAAAATACGATAAAGCAATCAAGGAGGATACTCAGAAAGACATCGAAGCGTAGGGAAACAAAAATGTCTGAAAGGACTTGTGGTTGAAAAATCGCAGGCCCTTTCTTTTTTTATTGGAAAGGAGAACAAAATGAATGATGTGAATAATATTACATGTGAGATAGCACATAAGGTTCAAGAAACAGAAGAAGAATTTATATTCTCAACTTTATGCAACCACATACAAGAAAAATATGAGATCATCGTTGAAAAGAAAGAATTATATGCGGCAATCGAATTGATTCGCAAATTGCGTGAAAACGGTATTGATATTTATCAGCTTCAGAGCAAGGCGAATTCAGACACAAAATCTTACGCTAAAGGTTACACTAATGGATATAGCAGCGGGTATGCCAGCGCTATGAATGACGTAACTCGATTCGCTGAGCAGAGGAAAAGAATAGAAGAAGAGGAGGAAGAAGAATAGGATGAGTGAATTAGTAGTGGGCGTCATCTTTTTGGTGGCGCTATTTTTTATTGGATTGATCGGTATGATATTTTGTGATCATGAATTCTGGCATGGTGTATTTGTATTATTGTTCATAATTGGATTTGCGGGGTTATTTATCATGGCGGTTAAATACAGCATCGTGAAAGAGATTAAAATTTGGAGATTTTTGGACAGGTAGGAGGAAACGATATGGTTATGACAGCTAAAGAAATGTATCGTAAAACAATGATTTCCAGCAAAGCTAAGGAACTTATGGACGATGTGATGAAAAAAATTATGAAACAGAGTTCTAATGGTCATTTTGCATTATATATGGCGGTTGACGACAGGGACGAAAACGACCACGAAATCATACAGGCAGTACGGAATGAATTAATCGCTAATGGTTATAAGGTTAAATTTGACCCGGCACAACCATTACCAAGCGGTTGTCCGTCAGACCAATGGGATTTTTATGCATATTTGAACGTTGGTTGGGGAAAAGACGTTGTCAAGGAGGAAACAAAAGATGAAAAAGAAAATTAAAGCGTTAGTGTGTATGGTGTTGTGCGTTTGTATATTCAGCGGGTTTATAGGTTGTGCCGCTCTGGATGATGCCATGAATGATTTCAAAGGCAATTTGGTAGGTAACGGGTACACAATCCGGACTTACGATAATTATGGTAACAGAGTGATGACCACGACAGGCGATAAGATTAACATCACGGGAAACAAAGTTGAAGAGACTTCTTATGATAGTAATGGTTCGATTATTACCGGATATTCTTTATCGTCAGTTATCACAATTAACGTTGATGCCGACCAGATTCAGAGTTGCGGCGATACCTGCATATTTGAACAGGACGGATTACAACCAGAAGCGGAGTTTACACAGGATGATATTTACAGTCAATCTTCTGGTAGTATTACAGATTATACATACGTTTCTGGAATAATCAATGAATATAAAAATTATTTTGGTAAAAGTCGGGTAGTAGTGATTAAATCTCAGCTCGGACAACCTATAGCGGCTTATTCTGGCGATGAGGTCTATTGGAAGATCCCGAAAGATTTGCCGAAGATGACTAAATTAATGATTGATGGCAAAGCTCTTTATATTCACAGAGCTAACTTCCAGATTATCGATAAAGATTTGTTAGAGTAGGAGATATATTATGAAGAAACCGAATAATTATATGCGACCACACGGGTATTATAAAAAGATAAAATTGATGATTAAGTATTTAACACCTGTATATTGTAATTCTAATAATTGGTTAAAGCACCACGGGATTCCTATGAACAGATGTGTTAGTAAACCGAAATATAAAAGATCACATAAGAGGTTTAAGGGATGAATAATGATAAAACCATACGCGAAATATTTGATACATTAAACGAATGCCAAAAGCAAGAATTATATGGAACTATTGGCGATTTACTTGGCGATCATATATCTTTAGATGCCACCATTCGATCTTTTGAGTTGAGGGATGATTATAACGAGGATCAAAAGAAAGTTGTCACTATTATATTCAAAGAAGCAATGGCTGATCATGAAAGGAGAAACCTATGAGTAATGATATTTCAACAATGTTCACAAAAGAGTGGAATAAGAAAAACGGTCGTAGAGGCTGGGTAGGATGGAAAGCCAAAAGAGAAAAGAATATTACACCTGACAGATATGGTGAGTATGTTTTGAATCATCGGAGAGGAAGGAAGAAAAATGGAAGAAAATAAAGTTTACTTTGTAGTTGTATTAATTGATGGAACTGGTATGGACTTTGATTGCAAATGTGATTTCGTTGAAAATACCGGTCCTAATATGTGTTTGTTTTTACACAAAAAAGAAGATAGTGATTACGCCTTGCTGGCGGCTATTCCATACAATCAAATTCGTTATATAAAAATAGTGGAGAAATAAGAGAAATGGACGGTAATATATTTATTAGTTTTGATAAATCACAGGATGATATTCCGGTTTTGACTGTATTTAAAAAGTATGAACCATTACTGGGTCCGTCTACAATATCAGTGTTAAATTGCATAACAGGTGATGACGCTGTTGATATTTACAAGAAGCTGACGGGAAAGAGGGTTAACGATGATGAAATATAAAGGAAGATTTTTATTATTCAATTCCATTAATAATCATGGATGTGGTGAGGATGTCATGCCCGATGATTGTGATATTCAGTTCCCAGAATACGTTCCTGTGTTTTGGGATTTTAATCGCTTTGATCTCGTTGGAACCGCTCATATCTTTAAAGATGAAAATGGATTGAATGCTGAAATCACAATTGATGCTTTTTCCGAGGTTCGTTTCAAAGAGCATGATGTCAAAATTGGTGTTGGCGGATATTATAATGAAATAGAATACGATGCGTCAGCAAATGGGGTTTTGACTGTTAAAAAAGCACGTTTGAGACATTTAGGGATGACATTAGCTCCGGCTAATGACGCATATTATTTAGAAATTGCGGAGGAATAAAGGATGATTTTATATTTAGTTCATGGGAACACTTATTTTAACAGTTACGGATACGAGGAGCATCTTTTTGGTATTTATACAACCAAAGATGCTGCAGAAAATGCTAGAGATTTGTTCATTAACGAGTTTTATATACAAGAAATGGCTAATAGTTACACAACAGTAGATAGCATTTCTCAGGTTATGAATGCAATCCAAATTTTAGAACTTGAAGCAGATAAAATTAAAGACATTTACTTAGGAGGCTATATAGAATGACATTTGTACAAATTTTAATATTGAGATGTGTGATTTTTCTTTGTGTGTATGAGATTACTAATCGTGTTTGTGAATGCAAGGAAGAAAAATATAAAAGAGCTGGCATTAGTAATATGTTTAATTCAGCATGGGAGGCATATTTAGATGAGCAGAGCAGAAATGCGGAGACAGAAACGAGAAACCGAGAAGAGTAAGACTGCCACGTATAATCTCGCACAGGCTCAGCTAGAAGCGATGATCGATGCTGCTTAGTGATCTTGTAGAGAGATTCATTGATGTTGACAAGGAATTCAACGGAGAATCATGGAACATCCTTCAGATTCTTTCCAATATTGATATAATTATTCCTGTGGAAGATAGAAAGTAGGTGTAGATATGGCAGAAAGCACTAGATTGTGTCCGGTGTGTCACGAAATTATGCAACCGGTTGTATACAGAACAGGAGACAACTATGCTGAATTTGAGCGTAAAATTTATAAGAAAACAGGAAATGGATTTGTAGCCGTCTCTGGCAAGTTATGTATGTGTGATAAATGTGGATGTTTGGCGGTGACGAAATGGTAGTAGCATTAACAGGACATGGACGAGCTGAAGCGTGATCTGTGGGAGTACGGTGGTGTCAGATTAGAAACGGAGGACTCAGCGTGATATGCGTTGGGTTTTTTCATTTTTGAAAGAAAGGGATAAAAAGATGAAATTATTTAAAAGTGTAGATGAGAAACTTGCTGAGGTTGGGTTTTGTAAAAATATAGAGAATGAGCATGTCGTTTATTATGAGCGATATGACACCAAGTATAAATACGTTCATTCAGTTGATATTCTGCATAAGCGTTCTGGCGAAAACATTATTCAGTCATATGATTCTACATGCGGAGTTAGTGCAGCAGTAGGTCTTACAGGTTATGAAATGAAGTTATTTGTGAAGAAAATGAAGCAAATGGGCTGGTATTCGGGAAAGGATGTGACAATGCGTGACACTGAAAGAGGCGATGAAACGAAACCCGTATGATCCAAAGAAAGGCAGCATTGGGGCGTACTTGCGATATTTAAGATACAACGTAGATGGTTGGTATCATATTAAGTCTGAGGACTTGAGAGAATTTATGAAAGGTAAGATTAAAGGAATTGAACGATAACGAAATACGAAGAAATGGGTCTGGATATTACGACCCGACAGCATATGAAGCCATTAAACGCACAGAGAATAAAGAACGGAGCTTTGATAAATCGGATGAGAAATTCTATAAGCTGCTGAATTCTATCTTCGATATTTGTGAACTTGCAGGCTTTCATGTGGAGAACAGAATAGTATTGAAGGAGAAGGAAACCGGGAAGATTTGGAGGTGATGACTATGTGGAACATATTTGGTGTTATTTTGGAGGCTGTGATCGGTTTTGGATTGATTATCATAGGGTGCGTTACTTCGAATTCTGCATGGTATGTAGCTGCGACACTTTTTGGGCTTATGAATATTTTTATTGATTTGTGGAGGAGCAGAAAATGATATTTCTTGTTAGACCTAATTGCACGTTATTGTATGAAGACCTTGTGAATCTTCATGACAGACTTGAAACTGAGCTGAATTCTAATGTAGGCAATAGAGTTGTGGTTATTCCGGATTATTGTGAATATAGCATCGTTGCTGATGTTGGCGAACATCCGATAAACGTTAGAGAGGTGTTGGATGAATAATATTGAAAATAGAGGCGGAAGACCGAAAAAAGAAGATATAATGGGAACACGATTCGAAATGAGGCTATCCAAAGTCGACAAAATGTTGCTCGATATTTTGTCCGAAAAGACTGGAAAATCTAAATCGGAGATATTTAGAAGCGGATTACAAGCGTTGTATCGCGAAGAGATGGATTTTGAACGATAGTTTCTGTACGTACAATAACTATCCTTAAATAGGTTTCTGTACGTACAATAACTAGTTTTTGTACGGAAAAAAACCCTATTTTTGTTATTTAATTGTTAACCCCTTAATTATTACGTGAAAAATAAAATAGGAAATATAGAAAAATAGCCGGTGTTCACAATTAAATAATGGTACTACAAAAACGTTTTTTGTGGTGGAGGTGATCGAAATTGAGCGAATATGAGTTCATTGATATTTTTGGCGATAATCTTAGAGACTCAATGATTATTTTTGGAATCGGACAAAACGAACTTGCAAGACGAACTGGTATAACGAAAGCATGTATAAGTCAATACGTGAATAAAAAGAGATTTCCAACTTTAAAGAATCTTATTAACATAGCAGTTGCGCTCCATTGTAATCTTGATGATCTGGTTCCGACATATGATCATATTTACGGAGTAAGCAGAAGGTAGGTGATGAAATGAAATGTAAATACAATAAACATATTTTATGTGATCGTGTAAAACTCATTTGTAATGGTTGTAGCGTTGAGCAAGCAATAATGGATGAGCGGAAACGTATCAAAGATATCTTGGACAAAGCTGAAGCTGAGATGGAAACATCCGATAATGAAGTAACTGAATAAAATTATATTTTAGGGCTCTAGTTAATCTAGGGCTCTTATTTTTGCATTAACACCATATTTTCAAGCATTTTAAAATTCGCGTGAAAAACAACGCCTTTTATAGAGGAGAGGTGTGAGAAGTTCGCATTTTAGACGACATCAACACTTTCTCTTTAGTTTTGGACTGTAACTCAGTTTGGGAGAGAGCAACCTGGTTTAACTTTTTTGGTATCCAGCTAGTCAGTCACAGGTTCGAATCCTGTCAGTCCAATCTGTCATCGAAAGGAGAAACCAAAATGTTGGAAAGTCAATTTCAATCAAAGCTTATTAAAAAGCTGAAAAAAATATTTCCCGGCTGTTTGGTTATGAAGACAGACCCAACCTATATTCAAGGCCTTCCTGATTTACTCATTTTATTTAATGACAGATGGGCGGTTTTGGAATGCAAGAAAAGTGGTACTGCAAGCCACAGACCAAACCAGGATTATTACGTCGACCGAATGAATGAAATGTCATTTGCGAGATTCATATATCCTGAGAACGAGGAGGAAATACTACATGATCTTCAACAGGCATTCAAAACTTGAAGGATCACACGCACCATTCAGCGCAAGTCAACCAGCATGGTTAAGTTACAGCGTTGAGAAAGCCATTGATATTTTACAGGCTAAGAGAGCCGCAGCGATTGGTACTAAACTGCACGCATGGGCGAAAGACACAATTGATCTTGGCATCAGACAGCCTCGATCAAAGAAAACATTATCTGCATATGTAAACGATGCAATCGGATTCAAGATGCAAACGGAAGTAGTTCTGTATTATTCTGAGAGATTCTATGGAACCGCAGACGCAATATCTTTTAGAGATAATTTCTTACGAATCCATGATTTGAAAACCGGGAAAGGTCCCGTACACAAGGAGCAGCTGTTGGTATATGTTGCTCTTTTTTGTTTGGAGTATCGCTTCCGTCCTGACCAGTTAGCAGGCATCGAATGTAGAATCTATCAGAATGACGATGTTGATATTTTCAACCCAACCGCGGAAGACATCGTTCCAATCATGGATAAGATCAAGCAGTTGGATAAAGTGTTACAGGAATATGATGATCGAGAGGATTAGAACATGTCAGTATTAGCAGACGAAATATTATCGTATTTGGGTTCGGCTGAAATGGATGATGAAGAGTTCCTTGAGCATTACGGAACGCCAAGACATTCTGGCCGATACCCTTGGGGATCCGGAGAAGATCCCTATCAACATACTAACGATTTCTTAGGAAGAGTTGAAGAGCTTAAGAAGAGTGGTTGGACCGAGACACCGGAGAATATTAAGAATACTTTTGGTTTGACTACCACTCAATACAGAACAGAGAAAGCATTGGCTACAGCTGAACGTAGAGCGCTAGTCGTAGATCGTGCAAAATCTTTACGCGAGGACGGACTAGGCTACACCGAGATTGGACGACAGATGGGTGGTGTTCGTGAGTCTACAGTTCGTTCATGGCTCAACTCAGAATCTGAGAACAATATGCGTAAAGCTCAGGAAACCGCTGACTTCCTGAAGAAGCAGGTAGATAAGTACGGGATGGTGGATATTGGTAATGGCGTTCCACAGGAGCTTAACATCTCAAAAGAAAAGCTGGCTCAAGCTGTTTATATTCTTCAGAGAGATGGGTATGTTCAGTATGGCGGACGTGTTCCTCAGGTTACAAATCCAGGACAGCAGACAACTTTGAAAGTATTGTGCAAACCTGGAACCGAGCATAAAGAAATTTATGATTACGACAAAATTCACTCCATCAATGAGTACATTTCAAGAGATGGCGGTGATACATACGAAAAGAAATTCACATATCCGGCGAGTCTGGATTCAAAACGTCTTAAAGTTCGTTACGCAGAAGACGGAGGGGTTCAGAAAGACGGAGTTATTGAGCTTCGGAGAAATGTGAGTGACCTGTCTCTTGGTGAGTCAAGATATTCACAGGTTCGTATCATGGTTGATGGTACTCATTATCTTAAAGGTATGGCCGTTTATGGTGATGATAAAGACTTCCCACCTGGAGTTGATGTTATATTTAACACCAACAAGCATAAAGGAACACCTGCTTGTGGACCGGATGGAAATACGGTTCTTAAAAAAATCAAGAATGATCCAGACAATCCATTTGGATCGGCAATTAAAGATGCCAATCTAGGTGGTCAATATTGGTATGATTCAAAAACAGGAGAGCATATTTCTGGTTCATCCGACAATCCCAATAAAAAGCTTGGCCTTATTAATAAGCGAGCTGACGAAGGTGATTGGACAGAATGGAAAGATGCATTACCGTCACAGTTCTTATCCAAGCAGAGTAAAGCTATGGCCGAGAAACAGCTCGGTATCGCCAAAGCCAATAAGATGGAAGAGTACGCTGAGATTTGTGCACTTCAGAATCCTACTGTTAAAAAGTATTACTTGCATAAGTTTGCAGAAAGCTGTGACTCTGCAGCCATTCATCTTCAGGCAGCTGCATTACCTGGACAGAAGTATCATGTTATTTTACCAATGACATCCATGGGCGACACCGAAGTGTATGCACCGAATTATGCAGACGGCACGAAGCTCGCACTAGTTCGCTTTCCTCATGGTGGTACTTTTGAGATTCCAATCCTTACTGTAAATAACAGAAACCGTGAAGGAATTAGAGTTATTGGTAAAGATGCTGGCGATGCTATTGGTATCAATAGCAAAGTGGCAGAACGTTTGTCTGGCGCTGACTTTGATGGTGACACTGTTATGTGTATTCCTACTCATGATAAAGCCGGTAAAGTAAAGATAACCTCTACACCGCCGCTTCAGGGATTAGTTGGTTTCGATAATAAAGCTGTCTATGGAGCCACCGAGACATCTGTGGATGCAAACGGTAAGAAACATTACTATCGTAACGGTAATGAGTATCGTGTAATGTCTGAGCACACCAAGCAGCTTGAGATGGGTAAGATCTCGAACCTTATCACTGATATGACATTGTACGGGGCTAAACCAGAGGACATGGAGAAAGCTGTGCGTCACAGTATGGTTATCATTGATGCTGAGAAGCATAAACTGGACTACAAAGCAAGCGAGAGAGACAACGACATCGCATACCTTAAGAAGAAGTATCGTGGTGAAGGCGGTGGAGGTGCATCCACTATCGTATCAAAAGCTAAAGGCGAGTATGATGTACCTAAACGGCAGGGCTCCCCCCGGTACAACATTAAGGGTAAGGATTGGTATGACCCATCACGCCCCGAGGGTGCCCTCGTATGGAAGACCGCGGATGATGTCAACTACACCGTAAAGAAGACTAATAAGCGTACCGGTGAAGTCACTGAAGTTACTAAACAGCATATGCAAAAGAGTACCAACATGGCAGAGACCGATGACGCCTACACTCTGGTATCTAAGCGACGCCATCCTATGGAGCTCGTATATGCGGACTACGCTAATAGCATGAAGTCCTTGGCTAATGAGGCTCGTAAACTGGAGATGTCTACTGGTAAGATCGAGTATAACAAGGACGCCAAGGCTAAGTACCGAGCCGAGTATGACTCCCTTATGGATAAGCTCAATACAGCGGAGAAGAACGCTATACGGGAGCGGTCTGCTAACCTTAAAGCAGCGGCCACTGTCAAAGAGAAACAGGCAGCGGCTAAGACTGCAGGATCAGAGCTTAGTAAGAAAGACGTTAAAAAGGCTGGACAACAGGCTCTTACTAAATACAGACAGGAAGTTGGTTCTGTGTCCAGACGAGATCGCAATATTCAGATTAATGACAAAGAATGGGAAGCTATTCAAGCTGGCGCTGTATCCGAAACAATACTTAAAAGAATACTTAATAATTGTGATGCTGATTCATTAAGAGAAAGAGCAATGCCGAAAACATCAAAAGAGATCAATCAAGCAAAGCAGGCACAGATTAAAGCATTATCTTCTTCTTATACAATTGCTCAAATCGCAGACAAACTTGGAGTTTCAACATCAACAGTTTCTAAATACTTGAAAGGAGCAGCGTAAAGTAATGTTAAATGAATGTGCTTTAACAACAATTGACAATCCTTACAATCCTTTCACTCAGTTTGATGATTGGTTCATGTTTGACATTGAACATAATTACGATTGTTGCGGCAAATTAGATAGATTTGCTAATGTTTCTGATGAAATGTCTTCAGAAGAAAAGAAAATTGCTATTGAAAACGCAATTGATGAAATAATTAAGTACGATTTCTTGAACATCTATCAAAAAGTTGTACAAAAACCATCTGATTCAGATGAAAATGAGACCACTGATGCGGCTTAATCATAAAGCATAGTGGGGGGGTCTAAAAAATCGCACCCCCTCCCTGCATCGGCGCGGTCTTTATTTTTTCTCCGGAGGGAAATTTCTGGAGAACAATTTATATTTTTAGATGGTGTTTACGAGAGCTATACAGTACAAAAAGAATATTTCCTCCTATTCCTCCATTTTTCGTAGTCCAAAAGAAGTATCTTCTCCTTTCGATTTGTGTATAAGTACCTGTGTTTACCGATTTTGTGACAAGACATTTTTTGCTATGTACTGTATAACTCTCGTAAATGCTATCTAAAGGCGCGTATAAGTAAGTAAAGGAGAAATGAAACATGGCGAAAAGAGTAGTAAAACCATTAGAAGCCAGAGAAATGCCCCCTGCCATGACTCCAGAAGCTAGAGAGAATCAAATGATATCTTTGGCAGTCGATGCAGCAGAGCAGCAGCTTCGCGATGGAACAGCGCCAACTCCAATTATTTGCCATTATTTAAAATTGGCAACAAAACGCGAAAAATTGGAGCGTGAGCGTCTGGAAGAAGAGAATAAATTGCTAAGAGCAAAAACTGAAGCGTTACAGCAGAATGGTAGAACTGAGGAAGCTATCAACAATGCTATCAATGCATTTAAACGATACAGCGGTCATGGCGATGAAGTAGAAGACGACGGTGATCAGTATGATGATTATTAAAACATATTCAGAGATGATCGCACTTACCACGTACGAAGAACGATTCAGATATTTGAAACTTGGAGGGACAGTTGGTGAAGAAACGTTCGGATGTCATCGCTATCTGAATCAAATCTTTTACAAATCGCCCGAGTGGCAAAGAGTTAGAGATATTGTGATCATCAGAGATTCCGGATGTGATCTTGGATGCCTTGATCGAGAAATCCGTGGACAGAAAGTATTGATCCATCACATCGAACCAATTACTCTGGCTGATATTCAGAATCGAAGTGAAAAACTTCTTGACCCAGAAAATTTAATTACAGTTACTAAGCGTACTCATGATGCTATACATTATGGGGATGAAAGTATACTCATGGCAACTATGCCAATTGAAAGGACTCCAAACGACACTTGTCCTTGGAGAAGATAACAGCTGATTTCCAAAAGAATGCAATAAACAATGCAGAATAAATGGATAAATAATGTTGCAGTAAATTTAGAATCACATACGTACTACAGTTCTTTTGTTCTAAGAACTTCGCACATTGCATTTGCGGATTTTTCTGCATCCACATTGGCAGTTACGGCTTTAACTTTAGCCATAAACATGATTAAAACATCTAGCATTGTATTCACCATCCTTTCTTAAAAATAGTATGTGCTGGCATGGAGCTCTTATCTCTGTGCCGTCACAAGCACATTATATAGCAATTAAATGAAAAGTCAACCTTATGAGGTATGAATTTATGAATGAAAGCATTTTAGAAACCGTCGCCAAAGCTGTCGGAATCGGAGAAAGCTATGATCACTTCAATGACGAATTGATAATGCACATTAACACCGTTCTTATGGGATTACGCCAGATCGGTGTCGGACCGTCTGAACCATTTCTGATTACAGACAGTACAGCTACATGGTCAAATTTCCTTGGCGATGATAAGAATTACGAAGCTGTTAAAACTTATGTGTGTCTCAGAGTTCGAATACTGTTTGACCCGCCAACAAGCTCCACTCTTGCGGATGCGATGAAAAATCAGATTGCTGAATGGGAGTGGCGGCTTAATCTGGAATATGAATGTAATAAACAGAAAGAGGGTGAAACAAACAGTGGCGAATGAATTATACCATCATGGCGTCCTTGGCATGAAATGGGGTGTCCGCCGATATCAGAATAAAGATGGAAGTCTGACTAAGCAAGGCACACAGCGATATGCAAGAGACGCAAGAGAAAAAGGATACTCAAAATACGATTCGGAAACCGGAAAGTATTACAAAGTGTCAAAGAAAAATGGGCGCGATGATCTCGAATTTGATCCCCACAGATACACTAAAGAAAACATGGAACGTACAAAGCGTCTGGCAGATTCTAGTTCAAAAATGACTAGCGAATTAAAGAACGCCAATGCGACATATGATAGATATCGCAAGAAGGAAAAAATGGATCTTAGTAAAATGTCGGATAAAGAAATGCGTGATCGCATTAATCGGGAATTTCTCGAACGACAGTATGACGACATGTTTAATCCACAAAAACAGGCTAAGGGAAAAGAAAATGTAGATGCTGTTTTATCTATGGTTGGAACAACAGTTGGAATAACGAGTTCAGCATTAGGAATTGCATTGGCTGTTAAGGAATTGTCAGGAAGGTGATGCTATGAATGAGTTTTATCACCATGGCATAAAAGGGCAAAAATGGGGTGTACGACGGTATCAATATGCTGACGGTTCATTAACACCGCAAGGTAAGAAAAGATACTATGCTATGCAGGATCCTAATGTCATTAAAAAAAGTATCATCATTATCTGGTATGAAAGTTAGCGAATTAGCCAACATGGCAAAAACACAAATTACCGGAAAACAATATGTCGATACTTATTTAGCTAAAGGAACAACTTTTTCCAGAATACAAACTTCAAAAAACTTCGAAAACTATGCTTTTTATGCTACATATAAACAGCACGATTCGAATGAATACATGGGTTTATTTGGAAAAAATTTAAAAGATCGGGCTAAAGCCGAAGCAAAATCTGCGGAAAAAATTGCGAAGAAAACACAAAATGAAACAGATATGGCTACAGCTAAAGAGCTCAAAAATCGTTCAGATAATCTTAAGGTATATCAGTTGAAAATCTCATCCACAAAAAAACTTAAAGTACCATCTGACGAAAACGCCAGTCATATAACTGCAAGTTTACTGAAAGAAAAACGATTCAAAGATGATGTAGCTGCTTCAATTTCCGATTCTAAAGAAAAAATGCGCAGACCTTCACAACAACTGCTGTTCAATCAGGCTCAAAATGTTATGAAAAAAGATCCTAGCAAGTTGACTTCGTCAGAAAAAATTGCAATTTATAAGGCTTTAAATCTATCGTTAACAAATCATAATCCACAAGAAGTTGCTGCACAGAATAGATTCTATCAGGAACTTAAAAAGAAAGGTTATAATGCATTGCTGGATTATAATGATAAGGAATATTCCAGTTATCACGCAAAACGACCAATGATCGTATTTGATACAGATTCAGTAAAATTGCAAGCGGTAACTGAGACGAATCCTAAAATTGTGAATCAGATGTACCGTAAATACAATGCTGAGAGAATTATGAAAGAAATCCAAGCCAATACTATAGATTATATTACAAAATTAGGATCTAAAAGCGTGTCGGAATGCTATTCCTACACAAACAGTAAAGAACAAAAATATTTGAGGTAATTACATATGGCACTTTCGAATACTGCCACACCGAGGTATTATGGCAAGTTTCGAGATGCCGTAATAAGAGGCGAAATACCGGTTTGTGAAGAAATCTCCATGGAGATGAACCGTATTGATGCACTCATAGCAAATCCAGGTGTATGGTACGATGACCAAGCTGTTGAAGGATTCGTTGAGTATAGCGAGAATGAATGTACGCTTACTGATGGCGAAGATCTTCATATGCTAGATTCATTTAAACTTTGGGCTGAGGAGATTTTTGGCTGGTATTACTATGTAGAACGTAGCGTATATCAACCAGATCCGGATGGACATGGTGGTCATTATGTGAAGAAAACCATCCGAAAACGACTAATCACAAAGCAGTATCTGATTGTTGCTCGAGGCGCATCTAAGTCAATGTATGAGTCATTGATTCAGAGTTACTTCTTAAATATAGACACATCTACAACACATCAAGTAACAACCGCCCCAACAATGGCGCAGGCTGACGAGGTAATGTCGCCTATCAGAACCGCCATCACGAGAGCAAAAGGTCCGTTCTTCCAGTTTCTCACACAAGGGTCACTTAGAAACACTACTGGTTCTATTGCCGACAGAGTCATGTTGGCAAGCACTAAGAAAGGCATCCAGAATTTCATCACAGGCTCATTGCTTGAAGTACGACCCATGTCGATTGACAAGCTTCAGGGTCTCCGAGTTAAATGCGCTACTGTTGATGAGTGGCTGTCTGGCGATGTTCGTGAGGATGTTGTCGGCGCATTGGAACAGGGAGCTCGTAAAGAACAGAGTGGCGGACAGAATGATGACTATCTGATCATCGCTGTTAGCTCGGAAGGTACCGTCCGAAATGGACCGGGCGATACAATCAAAATGGAATTGATGAGCATACTCAAAGGCGAGTACAATGCTCCTCACACTTCCATTTTCTGGTACAAGCTGGATTCTATCGATGAGGTCAATGACCCACGGATGTGGATGAAAGCAAATCCAAACATTGGAATTACAGTAAGTTACGAAACATACCAGCTTGACGTTGAACGTGCCGAAAAGAACCCCGCGGTCAGAAACGATATTCTGGCAAAACGATTTGGTATTCCAATGGAGGGATACACATATTACTTCACATATGAAGAGACGCTATGTCACCGACACAGAGAATTCTGGCAAATGCCGTGTGCACTTGGCGCCGATCTTTCTCAAGGTGACGACTTCTGTTCGTTCACTTTCTTATTCCCATTAGCCAATGGATCGTTTGGTGTTAAAACCCGAAATTATATTACAGAAAGAACAATGCAAAAACTGCCTACTGCTCTGCGAATCAAGTACGACGAATTCTTACAGGAAGGTAGTTTGGTTGTTATGCCTGGAACTGTATTAGATATGATGCAAGTGTATGACGACTTGGACCAGCACATTGAAGAATGTCAGTATGATGTTTCGTGTTTCGGATATGATCCGTACAATGCGAAAGAATTTGTGGAAAGATGGGGTAGAGAAAACGGAGAGTATGGTGTAGTGAAAGTAATTCAGGGAGCTAAGACAGAATCAGTACCATTAGGAGAATTGAAGAAATTATCTGAAGACAGAATGCTTCTGTTCGATGAGGCTCTTATGACATTTACCATGGGTAACTGCATTACAATTGAAGACACCAATGGTAATCGTAAATTACTGAAAAACCGCTACGATGCGAAAATTGATGCTGTGGCAGCAATGATGGATGCATATGTAGCATACAAGATTAACAGGGAGATGTTTGATTAATGAAAAATAATGAATTATACCATTATGGCGTCCTCGGCATGAAATTGGGTGTACGTAAGAATCCGAAACAGGCAACTGCTGATAAATATCAGCGGAAAGCAGATAAAGATCAGACAAAAGCTAACAAATATAAAGCAAAAAATGAGCAGCGTCAGGCTGATGAATCTGCAGCAAAAGCTAGATACGCAAAAGCCCAGCACAAAGCAGAAAAATGGACTCGTGCGATGAACAAAACATTCGCGGGGATGGATGTTAATAATTTACCAGACACAACAGTTAACGCTGGCAAAAATTACGTTAATAAACGAATTTACGTTTAATTAGGCCAACAACAAATTTATAAGGTGAAAACTGCAAGAGGTGACGGTGAGTAGCCTTCTGTTGTTGACATATGGAAAGGAGAAAACAGGATGATTATCACAGGAATGGCACACTTTGAAAGTGTTGTCCAGAAGAAACTTGTTGAATGGTACCACAAGAACAGACCAGAGGTGCAGATTGATCTTGGCAATGTTTATGTTGTATGGACATGTAAAACGCTCCAGAACTATAAATGCCTGGCATCAACCACAATTAGCGGGGACGGAATCTATGCTGAGTATACCTACAACGGTGACAAACAGGAACTGTATGAAGATGTATACGGCAAGTTAACCAATACATGTATTAAGGAGGAATAACAGATGGTGTTAGCAGACACAGTAGAACTTATGCAGAGTTCTGACTACAAGGAAAGATTCAAAGCTGAGTACCAGCAGACCAAGATCCGATATGATGGTCTGCACAAAATGCTCATCAAATGGGATGCAGGAAAACTAGAGTTTACCCCGACATGCCCTAAATCTCTGCTTATGGAACAGAAGCGTTACATGGGTGAGTATCTGAGAGTTCTGGAAATCAGGGCGGTGATGGAAGGAATCGAACTCGAATAGGAAGTAGGAATTCAAAATGGAATTAAATATTGGAAACAGGCTGAAACATGCCTGGAATGCGTTTCTTAACCGGGACCCGACATACTCTTACGGAGTGTCAGGCTCCGGTTATTCTTTTCGTCCAGATAAAGCTAGATTAAGTAGAGGTAATGAGAAGTCAATCATCACATCAATCTTCAATCGAATTTCATTAGACGTAGCACAGATTGATATCAAACACTGCGAAATTGATAGTAATGGAAGTTTTGTGAAAGAAAAAGATTCCCGATTAAATTCGTGTTTAACATTGGAAGCGAATTGTGATCAGACTCCAAGATCATTTATTCAGGATATTGTCCTTTCGATGCTAGATGAGGGCGTAGTTGCAATTGTTCCAGTAGACACATATGGTGACGATCCTTTAATCAGTGATTCATTTGATGTTGCCTCCATGAGAACTGGCAAAATTCTGGAATGGAAACCCAAGCATGTTTACGTTCAATTATACAACGATACTACTGGCGAAAAAGAAGAGAGATGGTTCCCTAAGCGAATGATCGGTATTGTTGAGAATCCTCTGTATGAAGTAATTAATGAACCGAACTCGACAGTGCAGCGACTGAAAAGAAAGTTGGCTTTATTAGATGTGACAGATGAACAAACGGCATCGAATAAGTTAGATTTGATTATTCAGTTACCCTATACTACACGTTCGGAATCTAAAAGAAAACTTGCAGAGGAACGAAGAGAAGCTTTAGAAGAACAGCTATCTAACTCCAAGTATGGAGTTGCGTATGCCGACGGAACAGAAAAAATTATTCAGCTCAATCGCTCGGTTGAGAACAATCTTCTTAAACAGGTCGAATATTGGACAAACCTTGTGTACAGCCAGCTTGGTATAACACAGGAGGTTATGGATGGCACAGCAGATGAAAAGACAATGCTGAACTATATGAACCGAACTATTGAACCAATTGTATCGGCAATTGTTGACGAAATGAAACGAAAATTCCTGACAAAAACTGCTCGAACACAGGGGCAGACAATCATGTACTTTCAGGATCCATTTAAACTGGTTCCTATTAGTAATATTGCTGAGATCGCGGACAAATTCACCCGTAACTGTATCATGACCTCTAATGAATTGAGACAGGTAATCGGTATGAAGCCGTCAGCAGATCCAATGGCAGATCAACTTGTAAATAATAACATTAGTCAGCCGGCAGACCAAAATCGGTCATCGCCAGAAGGCTATGAATACGAAGAGGGTGAAAATCAAAATGGTTAGTAAAAAAGATTACGACTGTTGTGGTTGGGCCACCAAAGCGAACATTAAATGCTCTGACGGAAGAACAATTATGCCAGATGCGTTTAAAGACAATGATGGCAAGATTGTCCCATTAGTTTGGAATCACGATCACACCAGCGTGGATGCTGTACTTGGTCACGCTCTGCTTGAAAATAAAGGTAATGGTGTATTTACGTTTGTTAAATTCAATGACACCGAAACCGGGCAGAACGCGAAAAAATTAGTTGAACACGGAGACATTACAGCTTTTTCAATCTTTGCAAATCAGCTTAAAGAAGCAGGAAAAAATGTTATGCACGGAAATATTCGTGAAGTAAGTCTAGTGCTGGCTGGCGCGAATCCTGGAGCATCAATTCAGCCTGTACTTTCGCACGGAGAATTTTCCGAAGAAGAAGCTGTCATTTACAGTGGCGAAGAGTTTGAACTTTTCCACTCTGATGAGGCAGAGAAAAAAGAAAAAGGAGACCAGAAAATGGCAGATGAAAACAAAGAAAAAACAATTGCAGACATTGTCGATTCAATGACTGAAGAACAGAAGAATGTTCTTTATGCGTTGGTTGGGAATGCACTCGATGGAAATGAAAATAATGATGAAGGAGATGATAACGAAATGAAGCATAATGTATTCGATAACGATCCAGAAATGGAAGACAGCGGCGTTCTTACACACGCTGACGAGATGGAAATTATGAAACTGGCAAAACAGTCTGGTGTAGGAAGTCTTCGTGCAGCTATGGAAATTTTTGATGAACAGAACAATTCCTTATCCCACAGTATTTTTTCTGAGGAAACAGTTGGCAAATTATTCCCGGAATATGAGCTTCTGAAAAAGGGCGCTCCGGATACCCTTGAGCGTGACCAGACATGGGTTGATTATGTTATCGGTAAGATTCATAAATCACCATTCGCAAGAGTAAGAACAAGATTCGCCGATGCTAGAATCGCTGATCTGAAAGCTAAAGGTTATCAGAGAAAAGGTGATTACAAAAAGAACATGGCTCAGATTACTCTGCTCGGCCGTTCTTTTGATCCGCAGACAATCTATATCAAATCTGATATGCACCGTGACGACCTTCTTGATATCACCGATTTCGACGCAGTAGGATACCAGCTTACTCAGATGCGTCATACAATGAATGAAACGCTTGCGTTGGCGGCACTCATTGGGGACGGACGTGACGAGGGCGATGAAGATAAAATCCACGAAGCACATATCAAATCAATTTACCATGATGATGATCTGTATTGCATTCATCAGGATGTTGATATCGCAGCTGCTAAGAAAGAACTTCAGGGTACAAACACAGGCGCAAACTTCGGTGAGAATTATATTTATGCTGAAGCAATCATCACTGCAGCCCTGTACTCAAGAGAGAAATACAAAGGATCTGGCAGTCTTGATCTGTTCTGTACACCGCATCTGTTGAACGTAATGCTTCTGGCAAGAGATCTCAATGGTCGTAGAATCTATGACTCTAAAACAGATCTGGCAGCAGCTCTGAATGTAAATGCAATTCATACAGTAGAGCAGTTTGATGGCGTAACTCGTCACGATGACACAACTGATAAAGACAAGAAACTTCTTGGTCTGTTCGTAAATCTGTCTGATTATCAGTTTGGGTCTGCCAAAGGTGGGGAAATCACTAAATTCGAAGACTTTGACATCGACTTCAATAAGTACAAATACCTGCTCGAGACAAGACTGTCTGGCGCGTTAACTGTACCGTACTCCGCAATCGCGTTAGAGGAGCCGGTGAGCGCTGTAGCTGCTTAAAAACTAGAAATGACATATAAAGGAGAAAAGACATGATTGAAAAAGTATATCAGAACGCAGATGATGATTGTGTAGCAATCCGTAAAGTGTATGCAAAAACTGATGGTTACGCATATCTCGAGAAAGATTGCAAAACAAAAGTATCTTGTGGTGAGCTGCATGATGCATTCATTAAAGGTTTGCTGGTAGTTGACGCTTCAGGCAATGAGTACAAAACTGTTAGCTGTTCTGTGACTAAGGATGTTGCCACCGTTACATACGTGACTGCTGATTCATCCGCAGCAACAACCGCAAAACTTGCAACAGTGAAATCTAAGTAAGATCCGGAGGAAAATTCAAAATGGCAAGATGGTGTGGCAAAGTTGGGTATACGGTTACCGAAGAAGTAGAGCCAGGGTTATATGTTGGAGAAGAACAGAATACCGTCAGAGAATACTTTGGAGATTATTCTGGTTTCGCTTGGCAGAATCAGAACTCCGGAGGGATTAATGATAATTTAGTTATTTCTGGAACTGTCAGCATTGTCGCCGATCAGTACGCCTATCTGAATTGTTCCCATATTGCTTACGTTGAAGTCGAGGGTACGAAGTGGAAAGTCGTAAAGATAGAACCACAACGCCCTCGACTAATTTTATCTCTAGGAGGTGTATACAATGGGTAGCCGATTAGAATTACAAGCTAAACTCGAAGAAGCTTTAGGCAGTAAAAACGTATACTATCAGCCCCCAGAGAGCATGAAACTATCGTACCCTGCGATTGTATATGGTTTATCTGGTATGAGTAGAAAACATGCGGACGATAAGGAGTATATACGAAGACTGCGGTATGAAATAACTGTCATTGATAAGAGGCCATTCAACCCGGCGATTGATAAGATATTAAAATTCCCACATTCATATTACGATCGCCCATACAAAGCCGATAATCTCTATCACGACACAATATCACTATATTTATAAGGAGGTCAATTAAATGGCTGGAAAACTTGTTTGGGATCAGTCCGGAGAGCGTTTATATGAAACTGGTGTTAGCCAGTGCGCCCTCTATCCTATGGTGTCCGGAGCATACCCAAAAGGGGTGGCTTGGAACGGAATCACTGCAATTACAGAAAGTCCATCTGGTGCAGAGTCTACCCCAATGTACGCTGATAATATCAAATATCTTGATATCGTATCAACTGAAACATATGCAGCAACAATCGAGGCGTATATGTATCCAGATGAATTTAAACCATGCAATGGCGAATCAGAAATCGCTGACGGCGTTGTGATTGGTCAGCAGAATAGACAGAAATTCGGTCTCTGCTACAAAACCATTCTTGGCAACGACACAGATGGCGAAGATTACGGTTACGAGCTTCATCTCGTATATGGCGGATTAGCTGCTCCGGCAGAAGAAGCACATAACTCTAAAAACGAAAGCCCAGAGGGCATGACAATGTCCTGGTCTGTGTCAACCACTCCGGTTGAGGTACCTGGTAAGAAGCCTACAGCAACAGTGACATTCAATTCTGTTAAAGTTGGAGAGAAAGTTATGAAAGCAATCGAGGACGTTGTATATGGAAGCAGCGCCGCAGAAGCTCGCTTACCATTACCAAGCGAACTGATTGAACTCATCAGCACTGCCAAAGCAGCAGCGTAAAAATCAAAATGGAGAACCCTGTCTACGTGATGGGGTTCTTTTCTTTTTAAGACGAAAGGAGAACTAATTTATGTTAAAGAAAACTATTGAGTATGTGGATTATAACGGAAATCCGAGAAAAGAGGACTTTTATTTTAATCTGTCCGAAGCAGAACTTGCAAAGATGGAATTATCTGTAACCGGTGGATATGCCGAAATGTTACAGAGAATTATCGACGCCCGCGATATGCCCGAAATTGCGAGTGTGTTTGAAAACCTTATCTCAAAATCATATGGCGAGAAATCTCTCGATGGCAGAAGATTCGTCAAATCTAAAGAGATCTCTGACGCTTTCATGCAGACACCAGCATATGACATTTTATACATGGAAATGATGACAGATGTTAAAGCTGCATCTGATTTTATTAATGGTATTACACCAAATGTAGAACCGGTTGATGCAGATGCAAACAAAGAAAACAATATTACGCCATTTAGTAATTAAGTATATTAGGAGATTAGAGAATGCTATCTATTATCATTCCGGCATATGAAGAGGAGGATTGGGACTCTGAAAAAGAGGAATTCGTCTACAGAAAGCTCGGCCATGACTACGAGTTGAAATTGGAGCATTCTCTACTTTCTCTCCACAAATGGGAGCAGCGATGGCACAAACCCTTTTTGTCAACAACTGAAAAGACAGAAGAAGAAGCAATGGATTATATACGTTGCATGGTTGTGAACCAGAAAGTTCCAGAAGAAGTGTATCACAGACTTACCGAGCAGAACATGGCTCAGATACAGGAATACATTAAAAATCCGATGACTGCAGTTCCATCTGAAAAAGAGAAAGGTCGAGGACGTAGGCGGATCATTACAGCTGAAAATATTTACAGTTGGATGATATCACTGAACATTCCACCAGAGTATGCAAAGTGGCATCTGGAGAGTTTGTTGACTCTTATCCGAGTTTGCGAGAAAGATAATGCTCCGCCGGAGAAGAGAAAGAAACACAGTCAAAAGGAACTGATTAACAAGTATGCAGCTATCAACGCGGCAAATCGTAAGAAATACAATTCGAAAGGGTAGCTGATGATACATATTAAACAAAAAGGAAACTTTGCAAAGTTAGATAAATACTTTGAACAAATAAAGAAAGCATCAAATATCGACGTGTTGGATAAATACGGCGAAGCTGGTGTTAAAGCATTGTCGTCTGCAACACCAATAGATACTGGGAAAACTTCACAATCTTGGTATTACGAGATAGAACGCAAAAACGGAAAAGCAGTTCTATCTTTTTTTAATTCGAATGTAAACAATGGCGTCCCGATAGCAATTATCTTGCAATACGGACACGGTACAGGAACCGGTGGTTGGGTAGAAGGAAGAGATTATATAAATCCTGCCATCAGACCAATCTTTGATCAAATTGTAAATGATGCTTGGAAGGAGGTAGCCTCGTCATGAGTAAAGTTGTTGATGAACGAATTGTCAAGATGGAATTTGACAATCAGATGTTTGAGAAAAACGTTCAAACAAGCATGTCCACCATCGATAAGCTAAAACAGAAGCTTATATTTAGCGACTCTTCTAAGGGGTTTGATAATCTTTCAACGGCCGCCAAAAACGTGGATATGTCAACCCTTAGCAATAGTGTCGATACAATAAAAATTAAGTTCTCGGCTTTACAAACAGTGGCGACGACTGCCCTTGTTAATATTACCAATAGCGCCATGAACGCTGGCAAAAGGTTATTGTCGGCTATAACAGTAGATCCAATAAAAGATGGATTTGCCGAATATGAAACCCAGATGAATGCAGTTCAAACCATTTTGGCTAACACCCGGAAAGAGGGTACAGACGTCAAAATGGTTAATGCTGCATTAGATGAATTGAACCATTACGCTGATAAAACCATATATAATTTTACTGAGATGACTCGTAACATTGGCACGTTTACTGCAGCTGGTGTAAAACTGGATGACTCAGTATCTGCCATCCAAGGTATCGCGAATCTCGCAGCCGTATCAGGCTCAACTTCTCAGCAGGCGTCTACCGCAATGTACCAGCTGTCACAGGCGCTTGCTACTGGTACGGTTAAATTAATGGACTGGAACTCTGTCGTTAACGCAGGTATGGGTGGTCAGGTTTTTCAGGACGCACTTACAAGGACGTCTGAGCATTTAAAAACCGGAGCCAAAGCCGCTATAGCAGCAAAAGGTTCTTTCAGAGAATCGCTTCAAACAGGTTGGTTAACGACAGAAGTATTAACACAAACACTTGATCAATTCGCAACAGCAGCAGATACACAAGAAGAGTATGAAGCTGCTGTGAAAAAATTTGTGGATCAGGGATACACTGCAGAAGAAGCTAAACAAATGGCTGACATGGCAAGAACCGCTGGAAATGCCGCTACAAAAGTAAAAACTTTCAGCCAGTTACTTAGCACAGTGAAAGAAGCGTTGGGTTCTGGCTGGACGGAATCTTGGCGAATTGTCATTGGTGATTTCGAAGAAGCCAAAGAGTTGTGGACTGGTGTGTCCGATGTTTTAAGCAATTATATCAACAAATCAGCAGACGCAAGAAACGCTATGCTTAAAGAATGGGCTGATCTTGGTGGTAGAACGGCATTAATAGATACGTTCCGAAATGCTTTCAACGGTCTTTTATCAATCGTTACACCAATCAAAGAAGCGTTTAATTATATATTCCCACCAATAACAGCGCAACAGTTATTAAAAATTACAGAATGCATTAGAGATCTGACTGCAAAATTATGGATTTCAGATGAGACAGCTGCAAAACTGGAGAAAACTTTTGAAGGGTTATTCTCAATAATCGCGATTGGAACCGATGCATTAGGATCTCTTATTAAGGGAATTGCACATGCTCTTTTGAATTTTAACGGATTTCATATCGGGATATTAGATGGAACAGCAGCGATTGGTGAATGGCTTGTAAATCTTAGATCTAGTATAAAAGAGGCTGATATATTTAATAAAGCCATAACCAAAATAAGTGATGGGATTCATGGCGCCATTTCTGCTATAACAAATTTTGGAAAATCGTTAAAAAAGAATGTTGGCAAGAATAAAGATTTAGTATCTTTCGGCGACAACTTTTCGACCATGATTATACAAATGATTTCCAGAATTGGAGATGGGTTCGAAGCCGTTCGAAAAAGCGTGGATCAGTTGCTTGGCGGTCGTAGTATTTTAGACATTCTAAACAGCATGATTTTTACTGGCGGTTTAGCTTCGTTTACCATGTTTCAGCATAAAATAACAGGCGGATTGTCAGAAATAGTTGAGTCAATATCTAAGATTTTCAACAAAGCAGCAAAAGGCAAAACTGTTACACTGCTTCAACAGGTGAAGAACTGTTTTAAAGCCTACCAGACCGATTTGAACGCTAAAGCATTGTTGAAAATAGCTGGCGCAATTGCAATACTAAGTGGGTCTATTTTTGTGTTATCGTCTATAGATGGCCAAGCACTGGCCCGATCGTTGGGTGGAATGGGCGTTATGCTTGGCGAATTATTGGCGGCTATGGCCATATTCGACAAAACTACAAGTAACGTGAAGGGCGCTTTTAAAGCCCAAACGACGATGCTTGCTATGGCTACTGCGATTAGCATAATGGCTGGTGCTTTGAAGAAAATGTCCGGTATCGATACAGTTAGTCTTCTTCAAGGTTTGACTGCTATTAGCGTATTGCTATATGAAATGCAAACATTTTTAACAACTGACAAATTTGGCGACAATGTATTCAAAGCGGCATCTAGTATGATTATTATAGGCGCTGCTCTGAACATTATGTGTTCGGCTGTAAAGAAACTTGGATCTCTTGATTGGCAAAGTATCGCAAAAGGCCTTTCTGCGATTGCAGGATTACTTGGTCTGTCTGTGGCGTTTACGAGATTGTCATCTAAATCTGAAGAGGTAATCAAGACAGCTGGATCCCTAATCTTAATTGGCCAAGCTTTGAAATCAATGTCTTGGGCAATGTCTGAGTTATCAAGTCTAAGCTGGAATGGAATCGCCAAAGGTCTTGTTGGAATCGCCGGATCTTTAGCTGCGATTGTTGCAGCGATAAAATTAATCCCAGGTGATACGTTTTGGGTTGCTATGGATTTGCCGGTTATTGCATCTGCATTAGTCGGAATATCATCCGCATTAGTTAAATTCGGCGGAATGAAGTGGAATGACATAACCAAAGGACTTACTGCTGTAACTGGTTCATTATTAGCGTTATCCTTGAGTATACAAATGATGTCTGGATGTGTTAGCGGAGCCGTCGCACTTTCCGTGGCTTGCACATCATTATTCTCATTGTTTGGCGTGTTAGCACTAATGAGCAAACTATCATGGGAAGGTATAATAAAAGGACTAGTGTCTCTCGCTGGAGCATTTACTGTTATAGGTGTTGCTTCGGCAGTATTATCTCCATTATTACCAGTGGTCATTGGACTTGGCGCTGCATTTACTTTACTTGGCATTGGTATGTCCGGAATCGGAGCAGGACTTATACTTATAGGAACTGGATTAGCATCTGTTGCAGTAGGTTTCTCTTCAATTGCTGCGGCCGGTGTTGCCGGGGCTACATCATTCGTCGCATCGCTTTCCATAATCATACTTGGAATCATTCAGCTTTTCCCGGCAATAGGCGAGAAAATAGCAGAAGGATTGGTGTCCTTTGTTAAAACGCTTAGTAACTCTGCGCAAGAAATTGCGTTAGCTATAATGACGATGATAACCGGCGTGTTAGATACATTGGCAACATATTCGCCACAGATCGTCGATAGCCTATTCAATTTTGTAATTGGCATCTTGCAATCTTTAAGAGAACATGTTCCGGATTTCGTAGAGGTTGCTATTGGGCTAATCGGAGATTTCTTCTCAGCGATAGCTAAGGCATTGGGTCAATATAATGCGTCTAGTATAGCTAAAGCATTAAGTAGCGTGGGGTTAATTGTTGCACTGATGTATGCATTATCTGGCATATCAGCATTAATTCCTAGCGCAACCGCCGGAGTAGTTAGCATCGGCATAATCCTTGCTGAATTAACGGGTGTGCTGGCAGCTTTTGGTGCAATATCTAAAATACCAGGTTTATCTTGGCTCATAGAAGATGGCGGGGATTTTCTTCAAGAAATTGGAACAGCCATAGGTAAATTTATAGGCGGAATTGCTGGCGGAGCATTAACTGGAGTGACTAGCCAATTACCGGAGGTAGGCTCTTATCTATCTTCATTTATGGAGAGTATTCAACCGTTTTTAGATGGAGCATCTAAAATAAACAAAGGTATATTCGATGGCGTAAATGAACTTGTGAAAGTTATATTAGCGCTTACGGCGGCCGACCTCATCGAATCGATAGTTTCGTGGTTCACAGGCGGTTCATCCCTAGCTAAATTTGGAGAAGAACTCGTGCCATTTGGTGAAGCAATGCGAGATTATGGAGAATCTGTATCTGGGTTAGATGTTGCAGCAATAAATACATCAGTAGATGCTGCAAAAAGTTTGACGGATTTAGCAAGCACGATTCAAAACAGTGGTGGTCTTTTAAGTCTGTTTGTTGGTGATAATGACTTAGGTACATTCGGAAAACAACTGGTAAAATTCGGAGAAGGAATGCAAGCATATTCCGAATCAGTATCGGATATTAAGATACTCCCTATTCGAAATTCAATCGTTGCCGCTAGAGGGCTTATTGAATTATCGAATAACATCAAAAATAATAGTGGAGGTCTTATTTCACTATTTACTGGCGATAACACACTTGCGACCATTGGAAAACAGTTAGTCCCATTTGGTAAAGGGATGAAGTCATACTCTGATTCTGTTGCCGGAATCAAGCCAGTTCAAGTTATGACATCAGTCATCGCCGCCAAACAACTTATTCAACTTGGCGACTCAATAAAAAATAACAGTGGCGGATTTATATCATTATTTACTGGTGATAACAGTCTGGCTCAAATCGGAAAAAGCTTAGTTCCTTTCGGCGAGGGGATGAAGTCGTACTCTGATTCTGTTGCAGGTCTTAAGATTCTACCAGTCATGAATTCAATCATTGCAGCTCGATGTCTTGTGGAATTAAGCGACTCAATAAAAAATAACAGTGGCGGATTTATATCATTATTTACTGGTGATAA